TTTACCTTGAGTATCTCTGTTTGGCCAATACTCGTTCATAAATGTAATATCTTTTTGTTCTAAATAATCTCTAGTCGGGCTAGCTGCCGTGTAAATCTGTGCCGATCTTACAAACGCAATGTTATCGGTATTTGCACCTGGTAAGGATACGAAAGGATTACCAGCCGTTAAAGTAGCGAACTGATATGATCTGAATATATCTAGGTCTACGTCTCTAAATATTCGTTTTTCAGAGTGTTCTATAAAATCGTTAATTATGGTATCACTTAAAACGTCCGATGTCGTTTCAGTATAATCTCTTATTTGAGTAACTAATTCAGAATATGTTGTCATGATATTACCACCGTTGGACTACCTACCGAACTTTGCATTTTAATATCTTTGTTTTGTGTTTGTGGTTGCATCGTATTAACTATAACAGTTTCAAATGCACCTGGTGCAGGTATTGGATTAAATTGGGAAATACTTTGAGTTACAACACCAAAAATATTTCTTGCAACCAAATTTATACCTAAGTCGACAGTGGCACTTATAATTTGTGGTTTAGCGTTTTGTAAAGATTGAGGATCTGTTGGATGATATTTAGGATCTAACTGAGGATGTTTCGCTTCAAATTCACTTTTGTGAACGGTAGAACCATTCCACTCTTTTACCATTTCTGTGTATGGAAATGCTAAACCAGATCTGTCTGATATTCTTTTTGCAAATCTTCCTGTAGCATATCTAGGCATTAATATCCTCCAGATGGAAAGTATGTTTGAGGAGTTAAATACACACTAGTTCTTGAACCGTCTTCATCTGCTGCTCTTTTAAATTCATCTTCATATAATAATTTTAATGGTTGCATTCTTTCTGGCGCTTTTTTCATAGATATGTAATAAGCTAAACCAGCTACAAGACATGGAA